AGTGTGGCCTGAATATTGGAACACGGAAGAGTTAGAGAAAGTTAAAGCAACACTACCCGTTGGTAAATGGAATGCACAGTGGATGCAGGCTCCAACATCAGAGGAAGGGGCAATCATTAAACGTGAATGGTGGAACGCGTACAAGAGAGAAACCATACCTCCTCCACAGCACGTTATACAATCTTACGATACAGCGTTTCTTAAAAAAGAATCTGCTGACTATTCAGCTATTACAACATGGGGTATTTTTTATCCAAACGAAGACAGTCCAGCTCATCTTATATTATTAGATGCCATGAAAGGTAGATATGAGTTTCCAGAGCTTAGACGTTTGGCTTTACAGCAATACAAGTATTGGCAGCCAGAGTCTGTGATTATAGAAGCTAAAGCATCAGGATTACCTTTAACTTATGAATTAAGACAGATGGATATACCTGTAATTAACTTTACGCCAAGCAGAGGACATGATAAGCATGCTAGAGTCAACGCGGTTGCACCTTTGTTCGAATCTGGTATTATATGGGCTCCCGAGCAGAAATTTGCAGATGAGGTCATCGAAGAGTGTGCAGCATTTCCAAACGGCGACCATGACGATTTAGTTGACTCTATGACACAAGCCGTCATGCGATTCAGACAAGGGGGTTTAATTAAACACCCTGAAGACTATGTTGATGAAAAGACAACTAAAAGTAAGCGAGTTTATTATTAATGGCAAGCAAGACACTATTACAATTATTACTAGAGGCAGGTATCAAAAGATCTGACGCCGAAGATTTAATTAAAAGATCCGGGGTCGAAGGTGAAGGGATCATGGCTAGTAATATTGGTAAATTAATTACTAGAGCCGAACAAGGTGATTTAGTTTTATTTGGTTCAAAATTAGAAGACCCTACTCTACACAAACCATATAACGCTTATGCAATAGGATCAGATCAAAGATACATAAAACTTACAAGTGAATTTAATATGATGGACAAATCAATCAGGCAACACCTTAAAGTATTAAATGATGATAACAAATTATTAAGTCCCGAACAGATGAAGACTTTAAAATACAACATTGTAGTTAGAAACAGAACAAAGAACGAAATAGATAGATTAAACAAAGTATTAACCGATGAAGGCACAAACACTGTAGAGTTATTAAAAAATGCTGGCATAACAACAGAAGGCAGAATAACTGGAGCTGGTGACACATCAGTATCAGAATATTTAACACAACTTCGAAAGGGTAAAGAAACAGGAGTTTTACCTCCAGAGTCTTCTTTAGAGTTAGGTAAACTAACATCTAAAAAACAAATCGTAGAATCTGAGCAAGAACTTGCAGAAGGAATTACAGGTTTAAACAAACAGATGGATAATATTAAAACTAAAATTGATGAGTTAGGAACAACAGCGGAAGATGCTCGTAAAGCACAAAATAAAAAATATGGTATTAATTTTAAGCACCAAGGAGCAGGTAAAGGTTATGACGAACAGTTTACCCCAGGTGGTAGAGAAGGAGAGTTTAATGCTGTAACTAGAGAATTATTACCAGTGCTTCATGATAGAGGTATTGTAAAATTAGACGATGAAGTTTTAAAAAGTTTAAAAGATGCAGAGTATGTTCGTGGTATTAAAGGCAAGGAGTTTGATCCTAAAAAAATATTTAGATATCACTTTACTGATAGAGGTTTTAATATTCTTGATGACGCCATAAACAAAGCCCCTAATGCAGAGTCAGCTTCAGACATTGTTAAATACATGTCAGATAATAATTTGTTTGGTCAGTTCACTGTTAAGAACGCAAACAGTCCTAAAGATAAGTTTGACCACATGACTCTTACAGAACTACAGGGCACGGCAGACGAAAAGAGAGGTCTGGCTTTGTTAATTAAAGATGGCGAAAGTGCTTTTTATAAAACACCAGACCAAATTAAAAAAGGATCCGAAGAAAACTTTGGAGTTATGAATCAGTATCTTTCTAAGATTAGAGAGAGAACAACACGTGTTGAAAGAAACAAACTAGCAAAAATTAAAAAGTTCCCTGCACTAGATCCAAACGACGCTAACTTTATTATAGAAAGTTTAGATGATGAAGGTTTAGCACCTTTGAGAAGAAATAGATTTCAATATTCAGTTGAAAATGATCCAAGTGGTACAACACAGTTTAGAACTAAATATGATACTTGGGATGATGCTACAGGAACAATGAGAGAAAAGCCTAAACTTGTAGAGAAAGAAAATATGGCAACCGGTGATATTGTAGTAAAAGATATTGATTACGAAATACCACCAATCAAGGATGCTAGAATGAGTTTAGATATAGCCATACAAATGGGTGATGACGTATTTGATTTTTCTACCGAAGCTCTTGGTAAGAAGGGATATAACTTAGGTGAGATTGACACCATACAAAAAGGTAAAAAGGTTTATGATTATTTAGAAACTTTAGCTAAAAGAGAAGAAGGAACGACGGATTTATATTATAGAGGTAGAGGCATTATAGAAAAATTAGAAGAGTTAAAAGATTTGGGCGTAGATGATATTGATAGAATATCTGTTGATGAGTTTAACCCAGAGAGATATGGATTTAGTAGAGGAGGCATAGCGAACAAAGACATGGTTCGTTTCTTATTCGATGACAACGTACGTAATTAATCCCATAACCAACGAGCTAGAGAGCGCACAACCTAGACAAACGGTTGGTGATAAATTTAAATTACAAACCTTTGTAAGAGATAGATTTGCGTTAGGTGGTGGCGTGATACAGGGAGAAAAAGTTGGTGACAGAGAAAACTTTGCTAAACCTGAAATAGCAACATCAAGAATAGATCGACGTCAAGACGGAACTTTTGGTGTTAGAACTAAATATAAATCTACGGAAAGATATCCTGACGGATCGTTAAAAGCCAAATACTACAAGTTTAATACTTACAAAGAAGCTAAAAATTTTCTTAAAGAAATTAGAGATGACATATACACTAGATCAATAAAAGATTCTAAAGTTTTAAAAAATATTAATTCTTGGACAGAAAAATTTTTTAAAGATAATATTAAAAAATTTAAAGTTTCAGACTACGATTCTTTTGTAAAAAAAATGCAAAAAGATTGGGCTCAAGAACTCAAAAACAATGCTGAAAAATATAAAGGGCAACAGAAAAAACTTGTAAGTGATGATAAGGGTCTTCCTCGAACAGAGAGAATGAAAGTGTTTGGAATTACATCACCCGAAAAAGGTCAAATAGAAACTCATGGTCCTGGTGTAGCATATTATCAAAGAGCGTTTTTTAAAGGCAAGTTGGATACTGATGCAAAACTAAGATCTGGTTTAAAAGAATATATGCAATGGTCTTTAAGTAAAGGAGAAGGACAACCTGCAGCTTATAAAGCAGACAGAAGAGATTTTTTAAAAGCAGCACAAGGATTAGACAACTTTGATAAAAATGTTTTATATTTTTTAGGCGAAGGTTACGATCAATTTAAATATGGTCAAGGTGGAGCAAATTTTAAAAATATCATGGATAAAGCATTTCCTGATATTTTTCCTAAATACCATAAAAAAATTAATTTAGCTAAAGGTGAATATTTTACAAATTTAAAAAAAGTGTCTGACTTAGCAGGTGTAGATTTTAATACAGTAGTAAATAATATTAGAAAAGAAAATGCAAAAGTAAAACAAATATTAAAGTTAGATAAACTACCTCCAGATATGAAGACAGGATATTCTGGTGATCACCTTGGTGGAATAAAAACAGCTATAATTACAAACGATAAAAACTTTGCTAGAAAAGTTTTAGAAAATGTAGTTGGCTCCACACGACAGAGAAACACAGAATTAGGTTATAAACTTTTAGAACAACCAAAAAATAGATTAGTAAAAAAATATTTAAAAGCAAAAACTAGGACAGAAAAACAAACTATAGTTAATGACATAAATAAATTAATTGAAAAATATGACCCTAACACACAAAAATTTAAAATTGGAAAAGGTGGTAAATTAGATTTTGATCCTTTAATAGTTCAAAAAACACCAGAGGAAAAAGCCAAGGGATACCAACAAGCAGCAAAAAAATTCTTTCCAGCATCTACAGTTAAAAAATTAAAAGAGATGGGAGTAAATTTATTTACTAAATTAGAGAAAGGAAGTCGTACTAGAAAACAATTTGAGGCTTTAGTTCCAGGAAAGTTTGATGCGGCTGTATTAACTCCCTATGATTATATTACATCTATCGCTGCTGGATATAGTATACCAGAGTCTTCTTTAATAGCTGCTTCAAATCTTTTACCGAGAAAAGTTCAAAAAATGTTACCATCAACGTTAGGTTTATACGAGATACAAAAAGAAATAAAAGGTGAGTTAGAACCTGCTGGACCGTTATTTAATTTAGGCGATGGTGAAGAAACTAAAACAGGAAAAAAGATTAGAACAACAATAGAAGATCTTATTGGTAAAGTTAAAGATAGATTTGGTGATGATTCTATCGGCACAGCAGATGATGTTCAAGAACCAGAATCAGCAGAACGAAGAAGAATGTTTGAGGAAGCAAACGAAAGACTTGGAAACATAGATGAGATGGAAATATCTGACATCGACAATCCTTTTATGGCTGCCATGGGTGGCCGTGTCGGTTTTCAAGATGGCACTACACCAGTAATCCCGGGCAACGAACCTGACTACAGTGAACTACAAGTTATGATGGACAACCCTAATGAGTACAATACATTTCCTAAAGGCACGTTTACAGAGGAGCTAGACAAAGCAGTTTACGGAACAAATGAAGAAAAAACTCTTTTACAAAAATTTAATCAAATGTTTTTAGATCCAAGGGTCTATCCATACTATGCTCAAAAAATAGCATCAGGCGCAGCCAACATACCAGAACTTGCTTTTAGATTTCCAGCAGCTCTCGGTTATCTTTACGGACAAGGCAATCTTGCTTTAGCTTCAGGTGATTTAGATAGAATAAAAGGAAAAACTTTAGTGGAAGCTTTAGAAATATTAGATCCAAAATATACTAGAGAAATAAAAAATACTAAGTTTGGAGATGTAATAGGCATATCTGACAAGTCCATGGATGAACAAGATAAAACAGAGGGACAAAAATTTGTTGGAGATACATTTCAACTAGGTGCAGAAGCAGTAGGACCAGCAACACCAATTTTTTTATTTAAAATGTTTCCTAAGTTACCAAAACAAATTAAAGATTTAGTTGGCACGGCATCTGCTGCGGACAAAGTAAATAAAGAAATAGAAAAAAATCTGGCGGTAGATCAATCAAAAAGAGATTTAATTTTAACTATAGGCGCAGGCGGAGCTGTCGCTGCACTTAAATTTTTAGGATTAGATAAACTTATTAAAGCACCCAAAGCTACAAAAGCTGTGACATCCGCTGTGAAGTCAGGTGGCACACCACAATACTTTTTTGATTTTGTAGATTTAATTAAGAGAAAAGGGAAAGATGTTTCTGATGCACAATCAGTAGTTGAGAGACAAAAAGTAATTCAGTATAAGGACTACACACTTACCGACACTGATGGATATATAACTGTTAGAAAAACAGATGAAGATATGGGCCGTGATGAAATGATGGAGTACACACCACCAGAGGGTGTTGTTGATGAAGCAACAGGTAAAGCTAAAGAGGTTCCAGCACAATATGATGAAGTAACTGCTAAACCAGATGCAAACGATCCTGGTAATTTTGATACTGATCAAGGCTTTGATTCTATTGATCAGGTTTTAGAAGAACTAGCTAAAGATGGAAAAAAATACACAGTAAAAGAGTTAGAGGAAATGGGCATTAATACTTTTGTAGGCGATGATATAATTCCTAATAAAGTAGAAAAAGCAGAAGGTGGTATTATAGCAGGTGTTAAGTCAGGACCGGCACCAAAATCAGGGCCTACACCTCATGGGTTGCCTTATCTAGCTAAAAATGTTACACCAATCAAGGAGCGTAAATAATGGCAGATATTGACAAGACTCTTTCAGAGTTAGGTACCTCTGTGAAAATTGAAGGACCTGACCAAGAAGTAGAAGTTCAAAAACAAGAAGAATTAACAAAACAACCTGTAGAAATAACACCTACCGAAGATGGTGGTGTTGAATTAGATTTTGACCCTAGCAAAGTAAACATTGAGGGTAATCCAAACCACTTTGACAATTTAGCTGCATTATTACCAGATGAAATTTTAGATCCTATCGGATCAGAAATGTTTCAAAATTATACAGACTATAAAGCGTCTAGAAAAGATTGGGAGAAATCCTACACTGATGGGCTTGACTTACTCGGATTTAAATATGAAAACAGAACGGAACCTTTTCAAGGTGCATCGGGTGCCACGCACCCTGTACTAGCAGAAGCTGTAACACAGTTCCAAGCTGGAGCTTACAAAGAATTGTTACCAGCAGAAGGACCAATCAGAACTCAAATTATTGGTAATAGCGATCCACAAAAAGAATCTCAAGCACAAAGAGTAAAAGAATACATGAACTACGAACTTATGGAAAAGATGGGCGAGTACGAACCTGAGTTTGATCAAATGTTATTTCACTTACCACTTGCAGGTTCTACATTTAAAAAAATTTATTATGATGATTTATTAGGCAGAGCAGTTTCTAAATTTGTGCCGGCAGATGATTTAGTTGTACCGTACACAGCCACATCTCTTGATGATGCAGAGTCAATTATTCATGTTGTTAAAATGTCTGAAAATGATTTACGTAAACAACAAGTCGGTGGTTTCTATAATGATATAGAATTAGGATCACCCGCTGTTGTTAGAAATGAAGTTGAAGCAAAAGAAAGAGAATTAGAAGGTACTAAAAAAACTGGAAGACCAGAAGATGTTTATACTCTTTTAGAATGTCACACTAATTTAGATTTAGAAGGTTTCGAAGATAAGGACGCGGAAGGAAACGATACAGGTATCAGGCTCCCATATATTGTAACTGTAGAGGAAGGTTCGCGAAAAGTTCTTTCTATTAGAAGGAACTATGATCCCAATGATCCAAGAAAAAATAGAGTACCTTACTTTGTCCATTTTAAATTTCTGCCAGGACTAGGTTTCTATGGATTTGGATTAATCCACATGATTGGCGGTCTGAGTAGAACGGCAACGGTCGCTCTCCGTCAATTATTGGATGCTGGTACATTATCTAATTTACCCGCAGGATTTAAACAAAGAGGTGTAAGAGTTAGAGACGAAGCTGCACCTATTCAACCTGGTGAATTTAAAGATGTAGATGCACCTGGTGGAAGTATAAGAGATTCTTTCATGATGCTCCCTTACAAAGAACCATCAGCAACATTGTTGCAATTGATGTGTAGTGTAGTTCAAGCAGGTGAAAGATTTGCTGCTATTGCAGATATGCAAGTTGGTGACGGTAATCAAGGTGCTGCTGTTGGTACAACAGTTGCTTTACTTGAAAGAGGATCACGGGTTATGTCTGCAATACACAAAAGACTTTACACATCCATGAGATCAGAATTTAGATTACTTGCAAAAATATTTAAAGTTTATCTACCACCTGTATATCCTTTCGATGTTGTTGGTGGCAGAAGAGAAGTTAAACAAATGGATTTTGATGATAGAGTAGATATCCTACCTGTTGCAGATCCAAACATATTTTCAATGTCACAAAGAATTACTATTGCACAAACAGAATTACAACTTGCAACATCAAACCCACAAATACATAATTTATATAACGCATACAGAAAAATGTATGAAGCTCTCGGTGTAAAAGATATTGATAAAATTTTACCACCACCAGCTCCAATCGCACCAAAAGATCCTGCCTTAGAACACATAGATGCGTTGGGTGGAAAACCTTTTCAAGCTTTTAGAGGTCAAGATCACAGAGCACACATTACGGCTCACTTAAATTTCATGGCAACTAACATGGTTAGGAATTCACCATCAGTTATGGCTGCATTAGAGAAAAATTGTTTAGAACATATTAGTCTAATGGCTCAAGAACAGATAGAATTAGAGTTCCAAGAAAAAATTGTAATGCTACAACAGATGTCACAACAAGCTCAACAAGACCCAATGGTGCAAAAACAGCTTCAACAACTGTCTCTAGAGATGGAATCTAGAAAAGCTGTGCTAATTTCTGAAATGATGGGTGATTTTATGGAAGAAGAAAAGAAAATTACATCACAATTTGACTCTGACCCACTTTTGAAACTGAAAGCAAGAGAAGTTGACCTTAAGGCAATGGAAAATGAACGTAAAAAACGTTATGATGAGTCTAGAACTGACTTAGATAGAGCAAAATTAGTCCAATCTAAAGAAATTGCAGAAGATAAGATGGATCAAAACGAAGATTTGGCTAAATTAAGAGCTGGAGTAAGTCTTGCAAAGGCTGGAAATCCAGGTATAACTGCAATTGAGATCGACGACAAGTAATAAGGAGCAAAAACACGATGATGAACTATAAAAAACAAAAAATGATCAAAGTTCCAGCTGAAAAAGTTGAGATAGATCCAAGATCTAAAACAACAGCTGACAAAGCGTTCAATTACATTGCAAAACCAGAAGTGGTTGGTGTAAGAGGCACGAAAAGAATGAGATCAGACAAAAGAAAAACAGCTATCGTAGTATAATCATGGCTTGGTTCAGTTTAGCAAAGATTGCACTACAAGCTGGAAGCAAAATTTACAGCAATAGACAGAAAACTAAAATGGCTATGTCTGATGCACAGCTTATGCACGCAGAAAAGATGGCTCGAGGTGAGGAAACTTACCAGGGCAAACTTTTAGAAGCCCGTCAAAACGACTACAAAGACGAATTTGTACTCGTTATAATTTCGGCGCCCATCGTGGTGTTAATGTGGGCAGTAATGTCGGACGATCCGACTGCCATGGAGAAGGTAAAGCTATTCTTTGAGTATTTTCATGAGCTTCCAAAATGGTTCACAAATTTATGGGTGCTTGTAGTTGCGAGTATTTTTGGTATAAAGGGTACTCAAATATTTAGAAACGGAGGAAAAAAATAATGCCGAAAATAGGGATTGCTAAAAAAGGATTAGGACTTCTTGGTAAAAAGAAACGACCAAGAACTAAAGCTGAACTGATCGAACGTATTAGACAGCTGGATCCAAAAGTGTATGGAGAAGATATAGCCAAATTTGGAAGTGGAATTGAGAGAAAACAAATAAAAAAAATGTTTCCAAAGGAGAAAAAATAATGAAAAGATTTGTAGGTTACTTAATAGGTAAAACAGCGAGAGCTAAAAAAGTTGCACCAACGATTACGCAACCTAAACAGCTTAAAAAAACAATGAAAAAAATAGGTGAAAAATATAAATATTCTAGCGCTAGAGAAAAAGAATATATTAAAAGAATAGATAAAGTACAAAAATTAAAAGATAAGAGAAAAGAAGGAGTTAAAGCTGGTAAAGATCTTAAAAAAATGCTTGATGCTAAGCAAGCAGAAAAAATAGGAAAAAGAATTTATTCTAAAAAAGTTCCTGACAAAAGAACTAAAGGAACAGGTAAAAAAGGTGAATTTGTAGTTGATACAATAGAGAGAAAAGGAAAANTNTTTGGNGGTANNATANNNAAGAAAAAGAAAAAAAAGAAAAAGGAAGCTGAAAAAGAAACAAAACCAAAAGACCTGATTTATAAACCAAATAAAATGAAAAGATTAGAAGAGTTAAAAAAAGAACTTGGTATGAAAAAAGGTGGCAAAGCAAAA